CTTTATTACCTCCTTGTACGTTTAAATCTGCAGCACTATCTATCTTGTCCCTAGCTATGTTAAGGGCCTTAACAATAAACTTAGGCAAGTCTATACCTGCTAAAGCTAAATTCTCTAGGTTACTAATCAACTCCCTAACAAAAATCCATGCTAGCGTAAAGGCTGTAAATATAATCTTAGTAGCTACATTTATACCTAGGGTTTGTGCTATAAGGGTTAACCCCGAGTCTAATATAAGGGTTAAAAAAATAAGCATACACATGCCTAGTTTTCGATATATACCTAGCATTACTTTCTTACTTTCTACCTTTTCTGTGTCGCTAGAGCCAGCTGCATAGATTCTAGTTACTAGATCACAGAACATAGCTACTAGCGTTAACACTAGAAGTGGAGTAAACACCCCAAAATAAGCGCTAACCCAAATATAAATAGCTGTCACAATACCTGTTAAAGTTGCTTTTATATCGTTCATATTCCCTCCTTAGGAAAAAGGCATAAAAAATACAGCCAATTAAGCTGCTTCTCTTATGTCTATCTATTAAATTATTTTGTGCTTTCTTCTAATACTTCCCAAACTACTTCTTGCAGGTTAAAAATCTTAGGAACCTGTTCTTTAGTATAAAAACTTGCCTGAACATTTCCTACCCATACTTTTACTAATCCTGAATCTCTTGTGAATTTCATCAGAATCACTCCTCACTAAATAATTTTTATCATACCTATGACATGAGTGTAGATACAATCATTGATAGCTCTGTTACCGCTTGCTTAAGTGCCTCATTATCCTCTTTAAGTAACTCAACTTCTGATTTAGGAACATCCTCGTAAACAACGATAATATTTCCCTCCGTATCTAGTGAATATTTTCCTATCTTTCCTTCTACCAGCTCTATTACTGGTGGATTATCTATAATACTATAGGTTATATTCTCTGTCTCATCTAGTTGTTGCTGAATTAAAATTGTGTTTTGTTCTACATCTTTACATATCAATAATCTTTCCATTATGAATAACTCCTTTCATATTTATAAAACTATACACTATATACAGTAATCAAAAGTAGCATTTCCGCTACCATTAGTGTTGGTTGCGTGAAGAGTAACCCCACTTGTTCCAAAGAATATGAAGTAAACAGCAGTATTATCTCCATCTGTTAATTGGGTATAGCTAGGAGAAGCTGTTGAAATGGTTCCTGAATATAGCAAACTAAGGCTACCACCACTTGGTTTCTTATATACTTGATAAGAAACAGCAACACCATAGAGGCTATAGCAATAAACCTTGTACGAAGACCTAACAATATAACAACTTCTAGTTGAAAAGTTATTACCAAATGTTAGAGTAAAACTTCCACAAGTAGCAGAAGTAGGTGAAGAAATGAGACCATTTGCTATATAATATGCCATATCATCAAATGGAGTTTGGTTGCTCAACGCTGTACCTAATTTGCCGTTAATGGCGTTGGCAACACTTTGTTTCCCACTAACGACAGTAGATTTTAAACTATCAAGTTCTGCACTTAAATCTCTTCCCTTAACAAGATTAGTATTATCAACCTTAACACCAATACCACCATCTCCACAAACAAGCTTAAAATAACTGTCACTATCTACGTTATGTTGTATTTTTGCTAACCACTCAGAAGCACCGTGTGTTGTGCCAGATGCACTTAATGTTTGCATATACCATGCATGCGTACCATCTACAGTATCTGCATTCCCACCGTTTGCAGGCAATGATGTAGGTAACCCAGTAATCATGCTTGCCGGATGGGTACTTGGATGGGTATATGGTGCGGCACCACTTATAGTCCCATCAGCTTCAATAGTAATATTATTACCTTGCTTTACTCCTCCTAAAACTGTAGAACTGGCTACTGGTGGTGGAAATGTATTAGGCTTCCCTGTAATATTATCCCATGTAAGTTTCAAACCGCTAAATAAGTTTTGTACTAACGCTCTAATTGCAGGATGTGCTGTTTCACTTTCATTGTGTGCTTCTAAATCTTCAGGCGAAACACCTAATAAGCTATCTTCTATAGTAGCTGTTACATCTGCTTTGTTTCCAACTAGTGCAATTATATCTATTTGCTTTTCTATAATCTCACTGCCTTGCCCAGAAATATATTCTGCTAATACTCCAGCATTTCCATAACAATATAATACCTCGTTATTTGTATCTGGATCTGTCGCTATTAATCCTAACTCTCTATAGTAAAATCCTGTATTTAGTCCAGTATTGTTAAACTTGCCACCTATCTTTACTTTCCCATCATCTAATTTAAGAAACTTAGTGATTGGAACATTCATTTTAGGAGAAATAACAGCTGTTAATTCCTGTACTATCTTACCTTGAAGTTCTCCATCTCCTAATATAATTTTTGTGAAAGTAATAGTTTTACCTAACATGCATTTTGCTTGTAATATCCTTCCTTGATTAGTTAAAAATACATTTGAAATACTCACCTTACCCCTCCTGACGTACTATTATTTTGTCAACTTGATGTATTGCAAATCCTGTAAATATATCAAGTTGACTTGCTATATTTACAATTACCTCATCTAGCTTTGAGCTTTTTCTTTTAATATGCTCCGCGGTTTCTTTAAATTGTTGTATAAGTTCATTATCAACTTCTAAATTAGTAGTGGTTATTCTAAAATGATGTGGCTCTCCCCCATATTCATACCACTCACTTACTTCACTCTCGCCAAAGATAGTCGTTACTACTTCTTCTAGTGCACCAACAGTACCTTTCCTGTTGTGCCATGCAATAGATTTTTTTACTAATTCCCTCTTCTTTTCTATAGATAAAGAACTATCATAAAATGGTGCCTTAAACTGTTCCGCAAGTATATCCACTAATTCCAAGCCTAACTTATCTATATAAGGCAGTATGATTGTCTTTTCCATCAACTCATTAACCTTTGCTATTTCTTTATCTAAAGCTTTAGCTGCATTAATAATCTTTGAATCGCTTGCTATACTAGGTGGTAATAAATCCATAATAGAGGTTTGGTTAATGTTATTCATCTTCTAGGCCTCCATATACCAGTTGAACTGTCCCCAGTTTTGCAACTTGTCTACTTGTTAGAGCTTGAAAAGTAGGGCTTGTTACTTCCAATCTTTTGATCCCTGATTTCATCATGTGGTACATAAGTTCTGATGGATTAATATCACGACCCAGCTTACTATGTTGCCATGCTATATAATCTTGTATAGCCAAATCTACTAACTGTTCAATAGATGTGGACATTGTTACATTATCCTTAGATATGTAATATGTTGCCTCAATGTTATATTCGACTTCTTCAGGTTGTACCACACTTACTTTATCAGTTAGAGGTTTAACATTTTTAGCACTGCATGATTCTAATATTTCATTCAAGAGCTCTTGAGATAACAAAGAACCATTGCTACCTATTGGTATAATTTGAACCTCTCCTGCCACATCTGATATTACATTAACATCTGATACTTCTGGTGAAACAGACTTTGCCCAGAAAGCATATGCCTCATCACTGCCTGCAGTGCTATAACTAGCTGGTGCACTAAAAGCTCTTTCTCTTAACGCATCGTCCGACTCTTCTTCTGTTCCACCTGATGATGTAGTTATATTTGTTACACTTCCAAAGTAGGGAAATACATCTACCAATTCACTTATCTGTCCTGGCAATAAATCATTTCCAATAGTACCACTATTCATACATTCTGCGCCTACTTCACAGTGTAATTCTCCTGCAGCCACTTGAGCATAATCTATAGTTAAAAAGTAAACCTCGCCTGCTTTAATACGTGTACCTTTTGGTATTGACACAACACTAGGTCTTGCATCTGACAATGTAAATTTAAGAGTACATCTTGCTGGAGAAGGTTTAAGTCTTTTTACTCCTACTAAAGCTACAACCTGATCTAAGTATTCACCTGTAGCATAACGTAATAAATTTTGTTTTGCTGAAAAATCTATAATAACTCTTTGCTGAATAATGATTTGTGCAAGACTCACCAAGAAGAGCCTTACTGGGTCTGCTGGATATAGTTTCTTACCTGATAAACTTTCATACACATTGATAATATCTGCCTCTATTGTAGTTGTAGATGTATCACAAAAATCAATATTGCTCAGCTCACTTAATGCCATTGATAATCACCTGCACTTTCGGTTTTAGCGTTCCTGTCGAATTATTCTTTGTATAAGACACTTTTTGTACAGTAGCCCTAGGCTCATATTCTTGTATCGCTTCAATAATCCTCACCGTGAGGAGATTTTCTGCTACCTCTATCGGCAGATCTACCATACTTGCATCTATACCAAAATTTCTATCAAATGGAACACTGTACTTAGGAGTTCTAAGAATCATACTAATATTTTGTAAAATTTCATCTACGCCTGTTGCTCCTATGTTCAATTCTTGAATATCACCAGTTACTTCATACAATAATCATCCCTCCTACTTTATGTATTCCTTGAGTGTTACAGCAATTGCTCCTCTTAAGATTTTACCTTTATTATCTGTACTTATGTACTGCTGCTCTGTCGACTCCACTGTCCAACGATAATACCCCATAGCATCACCACCTATTACAAGAGGAAACGCCTCTCCTTCTCGTGTCATAATCATAAGCTTTTCCATGTCATAACGTGGATTACGTCCCAAACGTATATCAAATTCCATAGTGAATGAAATAGTATCAAGATCAGGTCCTAAAAACTCACTTTTTGGTTTTTGCATATGGATTTCATGATAGGCCCAACGTCCTGAGCTACTTCTTGTTAGTCCTTGAAAAGTATTTACATCTTGTGCTGATACCTTAAAAATAATATCACCTAATGCACCTATCATCTCGTACCTCCTAACATTTGCAGTATCCTGGGCAACTTACACTACCACTTAACGAAACATTTCCAGATAGTGTTGTGCTTCCATTCAATGTAATATCTCCATTAATTTGTATCGTCCCACCACTCAGAGTAATATTCCTTCCTTCTATCTGAACATCTCCAACTGCATGCACAGTAAGTTTACACTTACTTCTGTCATACTCTACATGGCTGCCATCCTCAAAGGAATAATGAACCTTGTCTTGATTTGTAACTGGTGGTGTATCAGATAAGGTATAAAAACTCCCTATACAAAAGCCATCTCCTACACCTTGCTCTATAAATAGGCATACAACATTTTCTCCAACATCAGGCATAGCATAGGCCTTATTTTTAAGTCCTTGTGGAAAGAGCAACGGAAGATCATGAGATACCATATTGTCCATATCACTAAAAACAACCTTGACTGTGGCTGCTTTTGGATTTGTGCTTGATACCTTACCAATACGCAAGATATTTGTTTGTTTCATCAATACCCCTCCAAACATTTTGTGATTTCAATATCAGTTGTATAACCACCTACAATATTATGAGTTGCTTTATTGACTATGTACTTACCATCAAACGATAACCATCCCTTGATTAATACTGTTACACCTGCAACTAGATTTACATCTCCTAATACAGATAAACTACCAGTGCACTCTTGCTTATTCTTCTCGCGTAATTTACTTTTAGCCAATTTCATTGCCTCTGCATAAGTTTTTACTTGCTCATTTACTTCTAATATAGGTCCGTATTTTTTACTTTTGTCGGTGAATGTAGCTTCAATAACTTTGTTAGTCTGTGCATCGGCATATCTTACGTGACAAGCCTTATAACCCGTATCACTTGTTTTATTTGAAAAACCATAGGAAATAATGTTAGATTCTCCTTTTGTCAGTGTTAAAATTGGTTTCTTACACTCATATGCATACTCATCAAATATCACTACCTGACCTGCTGTTACCTTTAGAGACAATCCTGCCTCATTGCATAATCTTTGTAAAAATATTAGATCAGGCTCCTTCACCTGATCTATACTGTCATACTCTGCATCTTCTTGACTCTCAAATAAGCACTTCAATTTTGCATTACTAGCTACTTCTTTGGCTATCTTTGAAAGCTTTATTTTCTTCCAAGACTTTGTTTTATCTGTACGTTTAATACCTTCACTTACTGGTACGCTTTGGCCTTTTATCGAAACTGTATCTGGAGGGCCACTAAGAGAAATATCATCTATTTCAAATGTTCCGCATGGTAAAAATTGCTTTTCCTTCTTGCCATTCCAGTTTTCAATATAAAAAGAGGCATTTATCACATCACCTTTTTGAGGTAACCATGAACCATGCCATAATCCTTCCTTATCTTCTAATGTAATGTCTAAGTCATCCGCTGCCCCAGTTGCATTATCTGTATAAGCCATACCTAAAATATACTTTCTAATGTCTTTTGAAATATCTACCCTTTGATACTCAACAATTAAATGAACACTTCTAGCAAACAACTTCTCATAGCTCACTTAGTAATCACCTTCTTCCATGGAGGTAAAGTATCTACTCTTTCTAGCTCAATTTCTGGAATAACAAGCTCAATATTAGCTGGGAATATAGTAATATTCATATACGACGGATTTGCGCTTATAAGTATATCTATATAATGCTCATTGTCATAAACTTTAAAGCTAATAAAATCCCATGTATCTCCTTGAACGGTTATGTAATTAATTTGAGACATAACTTAACCTCCTATCATTATTAGACTTGGATTGAATAGCTTGGATTATCTTCTTAATAAGTAGAGGCTCATATTTTATAAGCTCATCTAATATATCTTGCGCTGATACATTAGATGCCCCTGAAATAGATATCTGAGGATTAAATATTACCTCAACATTATTCATAGGGCCACTGGCTTCAGATATTCCACTTCCAAACCTTTTACCAATCATTCCATTAGTATCTCTGTTGTTAAATACTCTATACCCCTTTGCATTAGTTACAATTTCAGGGCCTCTTTCGCCAGCCAAAAATGTGTCTGGAGTATTAAATCCTGTAGAGCCTTTATAGAACATTGGCATTTCAGGGATGTTAATCTTAAAAGCTTGTCCTCCAACAACAGGCACCCAATCTGGTATTGTAAATCCTACCTTATTAATAGATTGTATTACTGTATTTATTATGCCTATAATCGCATTAATAGGAGCTTTAGCAAAACCTACGAGCATATCAAACATCCCTTTAAAAATATCAATTACCGCTTGCCATGCACCCTGCCAGTTACCTGTAAATACATTTTTCACAAAATCAATTATGCCACCAAATATCTGTTTCGCTGCTTCAATCATGTTGGTTATGTTCTGTAAAAGTGCTTGTCCTATGGGGAATGATCCAAGAAATCCAGCTACATTGTTCCAGATATTTTGAGTGGTTTGTAAAACTGAGTTCCACTTCTCTTGAAACCATGCACCAATTCCGCCAAATACTCCTTTTATACCATTCCAAACCTCAATAGCCTTTGCTTTAATTGTATCCCAATTTTTATACAAATATATCCCAGCTGCAACAACTGCACCTATTATCAAAGCTACCTTAGCATATGGATTAAGATTCATAATTGCATTCAACTTTGCCTGGGCTAAAGCCATATATTTTGTAACATTAGTGCAAATAATAGTTTTAGCTTGAACCGCCATAATTGATAATTTGTATGTAGCAAATGCGGCTGCTATTCCTAATACAATCGGTTCTATTGTATTCCAATTAGAGCTAATAAAATTATATAGCTCAACAGCTTTTTGGACTACAAACATAATCCCATCTGCTACTGCAGGCAAAATGTTTGTACTTAAATTATCAAGTATTTCTTTGGGACTTCCAAACGCATCTGTAAATGCTTGTTTTAAATAGTTAAACCTATCATTTATGTCATTTACAAGCCCAGATAAGGCATCTAATAATGGTTGATTTTCCATTACTCTATCTCTAAGATTATTGAATGTATTCACTACAATGTTTTTAAAATTAGTGGCCACGCTACAGACTTTATCAAAGGCAATGGGAATATTGTTAGATACTACTTCTAAAAAGCTCTTAATTTCTGGGCCTATCATCTCTCCTAATTGTATCTTTATCATGTCTATTTTTCTTAAAATCCCATCCCATACCCCCTGCAAAGTAGAGTATTTTATACCATCAATCTCATTCATAGTACTTTTAGTAGCATCAAACTCACCATTTATATTGCTAAGTGCCTTAATACCATTCTTGCCTAAGTCTTCCCACATAGTCCCGAAAAGCGCAACTCCAACTTGATCCTGTGCCACTTGATCTGACATAGCAAATAGCTTATTAGTTACTTGTTCGAACGCTAGTTTTGCTGTTTGTCCTCCCATTGCAAAGTCTGAAGTGATTTTATTTGCATTTAGCCCTAATGCTTTAAATGCTTCAAGTGTGCCATTACTGCTATCTTTTGATCTAATTCCAAACTCTTTAATTGCATCTCCTAGTTTTTCAACTTGAAAAACACCAGAATCAGCGCCATTAGCAACCATATTAAACATTTCTTCTGCTGAAAATCCCATTTGTGAAAAATGGACTGAGTATTCATTTACCCAGTCCATTAAATCTCCATTAGCATTTAACCCGTTTTGTGCTCCTTGTGCAAGTAAATTAAAGGCTTCTTCACTTGATGTTCCTAAAGCTTTCACCATTTGATTAACAGCACGTGTACTTTCTTCTGTCGCAAACTCAAAGGTGTCTCTAAATACAATAGAATTCTTCGTGAAATCCTCTAGTTCCTTACCTGTTAACTTTGTCTGCTGCTTAATATTGGCCATTGATTGTGCAATATCATTTATATCAGTTCCATAATTATTAGCAAATAAATTCTTTGCGCTGTCACTTACGCTAGACAATTCTTTTTCTGTCATTCCACTTTGTGTCCGAAGATTTGCCATTGCCTGTTCAAATTCGGCATACTTACCTACTATATCTTGGAATCCATCTAAACTCATATCTATCCCAGCTACTGCTAACATAGAATTTGCTAGTCCATTTACAGCTTTTGTTGCATTACCAAATGTATTACCAAAATTAGAAGCTAATTTAGCTGCTATTGCAAATGCTATACTATAGTTTCTTCCTTTATCGGCCATTCCTTGCACCTACCTTACTTGCGGCTTCAATCCAACTATCCATCTCATCAAGCGTCATCTTTAAGAATGTAACTGCTGGGCTAAATGTAGCCATGGCTAGACGTATAGAAATTTCTCTAAATGGCGTATCACGAGTTACGCCTCTGCTATTAAAAAATTCTGTACCTGCATAGTAAGATTTGTAAAATCTTTCGCACCTAAAAGCTTAACCATATCTGTTGGAACCTTTGCTGCTTTTGCTCCCACGATTGCTAAATAAGACTTATCAAATTCTTTGATAGGTGGTGTTTTCCTTTCTGCTGCTAATTCTGCTTCTGCATCTAGTAGATCTTGAGCTGTTAACGCTTCTAAGTCTAACTCTAACTCCTTCACTTCTTGTCCATCATATTTAATAGATTTTTTTAATGTAATAATCATTTTCTATTTTCCTCTCTTTTATAAAGTAAAAAGACCTAAGCTTATGCTAAGCCTAAGTCCTTTCTAACATCCGCTAAATAATCGACTCCATCTATAATATAGATATAGTTTAATGGATCAATTTCTGCTGCCACTTTCCCATCAACCAGCATCTTATAATATAAAACACTGAACTCATTTCCACTTTCTGTACTTGCACCTGTCTCCATTTTACCTGGAGTGATTTTCTTAGGTATTGCCCTTACCACATGCTTTACAGATGAAGTTTTTAGTTTACCACTTGCACTATCATACACCTGCTGCGATGCTCTAAAGTCAAGCGCATGAGTTACTGGAGCAGATAAAGCAAGTAAATCACCTGTAATGGTTCTCCAATTAATAGTCATACTCATAGCTCCAATATGCCCTAAAGTTGGAAGCTCCACTTCTCCTGCAATACCTGCTCCTTTAATAGACTCTGTCATAGATTCTATTTCTGGCAACTCTACATCTGCAATGCCGATCATGTCCTTACCATCTTTATAGGCCCTATATGCAATAAGCTTATCTGGTATATTCATCTTTCATCCTCCTAACTAAATAATGTTTTTAAGTAGTCCACATCATATTCTAAGTCGAAGCTAATTTCTCTGGCTGGACTAGGTGGTGTTACATACACATGGAACTTGATTTTACCATCCATAATCGAAGTTAATGGATTCTCACTTTCTAAAAATACAACTCTACCACCTAATATATAACCAGCCGAGGTCATTCCATTTAGCCAAATATTTAAGCTATCTACAATTGTATCAATCAACCTTACTGTTATAGGAGCATCAACCTTTTGCCAAAAGCTTTGAATAATAGTTTGAGCTATGTAATAAAACATTCTCTTTACTGGAATAAAACTGTCTTTGGGATCAGTTACTGAAGGATAACAAGCTGTTCTATTTCCCCATAACTTCCATCCTCCACTAAAATTAATAGCTGTTACAACACCCTGACCATTCAAATAATTCGCTTGATCTATTCCAATTACAACTTCATCATTGTTATTTCCTACTAGCCCATTCATCTGTAATGAATGATTAGATGGTGATACATATGGAACTCCATTATTTTGTGAATCTGTTTTGCAAATTAATCCTGCTACTTGTGTGCTCATATGATATATGTCATCACCAAGTCTTACCTTTGGCCACAAAGCAATTTGATTTTCATAAATATAATTATTGGAATTCTTCCATTCTACAACATCTGAATACTTCCCTGCTTCAGATACTGGTATATCCACTAAGGAAATGCATTTGAAAAATCCGTTTATGTTCCCAGCTTTACTTGACATTACTGCAGCAACACTTGGATCACAACTATACTTAGGAGCTACTAGCTGACCTGGAACAATCCCGAATTTAGGTAATACTTGATTTATAAGCTCTAGCCCCGTTGAAATACCTTCACTACTTACTCCACCTATTACATCAGCACTTGTGACAAGTGATGGATCTATTTTGTCATATGATACTTTGATTTCACCAGATATAGACTTATTTAAGATGGTAATTACACACTCCCCTGCATCATTGAAGCCTGCATCATAATCTATATCTGGAACAACTTCACTAGATGCGTTTTTAACTACTAGAGTATCTAAAATAACACCCTGTACTTTAATGATTGCTTCATTATTTACGATGCTAATGGCTGCTTCAGCTACGGCTGCCTTATGTTTTGTTTTATCAAGTACATTAATAAACACAACAGGTGCCACACTGAATAGGGTAAAGTGTGATTTCATAAACTCACACAATGTGTAATTTTCAAAATCATTAATATACCCTAAATACTGAACTGCTTCTGCATAGGTATAACAAAGAACTGGCTCATTTGTTTTGGGATCACTAGCTAAATTAATAGGAGCTATACCTATTACTACAGGTAATCCAACTAAAGCTTCTACTGGTGGAACTATACTTGTTGGAATCTCACTCGTGTATACTCCATGTTTGTACATTACTTATTACCTCCCTGTGAATATTCTTTTACTTTTTGATACAGCCTTTGTTCATAGCTGCCCTTTACACATAACTTTAGTCGCATATCATTTAACTGAGCTATTGGAACAATTAATTTTCCTATGCTTTCACACATATCGATCTGAATTTTAATGTAATTGGGTAGGCCTATAAGTATAGTAAATTGTGTTAATCCTGGTATATTGGGGCCACAATAAACCATCTGCTCAGGCTGTTTGTCAACTTTTTCTTCTTTTTTTACTTTGACTGCCATCTTTATACTCCTTCCACTTGTATTTGTGGTATTGTAAGGTTTAAATCCATAAAACCATAAAAATAAGGATATGGTTGTTCCTCTGGAATTGATGACTTTATTGGCTTATCTATGGTATAAAAGTCAAATACAGGCCTCTTTAATATTGCTATTTTGACAAGTTCAAAGAGGTGCAAAACATCAACCCATCCTAAAAAATCCTCACTATATACGCCAAATATAAGCTTTAATTTTAAATTAGAGCTATCACCTTCACTCTGGTCATCCATATAACGAATAATAATGTATGGAAAATCTTCCTGTTCATCTTTTTCACTATCTAATGGATCTAAATACCCAAGAATAACACTTGGTATCTTGCCTTCATTATTCTTAGTGGTTAAGTGTGCCTCTTTAACAGCATCTAGTATAAAACTCTTTAAGTTGTCCATTACTTGATATACTGTCATAATTGCCTCCTTGCTATTTGTTTAGTAGGCGACTTATCTCATGATTTAGTCTAGTATTAAACATATTAATCATTTCAGCTTTTACATCATCTGAGATATCTTGTGGTTTTGCCATATATGGGATAGAAGGCCCCATTAACTGTGCAATTGGCAACCTTGTTCCATTGCTTCTCTTAAATACACCAACATGCCCTGATTTTGTTTTTGCAATAAACGCTCCTGGAATTGGCTTTGCACTACCTTTTTTAACACTTACCTTAAGCATATTAGGTCTTTTGCTAGTAACCTTATTAGGATTTGTTTTGAAACTTATCAAAGTAGTTACTGGAGCTGCAGAGGTTACACTACCACCCAGTCTGCTTATGGTAGATTTTTCTAATGAGAGTGTATTCTTAACTGCAGCTGATTTTATAGTAAACTTTTTAGTTATACCCCTACTAATAATAGTTCTACCTTTAATTATTGCTCGATTAGTAGCATTAGAAATCGCTCTTTTAGATCCATTAGGAACTCCTCTAAGTACTCTCTCTACTCTAGCCATTGCTCTTCTATCTACTTCAATCTCTACCATGATGCATTCGCTCCTAACGCTATTTCATACATACTAGAAATTAGCGCACATGAAATAACAAAGTATGTTTTACCATCAAGCTTTATCGTCTTTCCTTCTTCTGGCCTACTTTTTAGGTTACATTCTTCAACCATAATAAGGAGTTCTCCTAAATAAACTCCTTCGGCTGCTTTAAGTTGCCTCTTCTTTAGCTCGTCCTCATCAATAATTAAGGGGACATCTTGTCCCCCTATATTGTGAATCTCTGCGAATTCATCAGTGTTAAAAAATGCTTTCATATCTGATTTTTGAATTTCTTTAAAGCTGATCATCATTTAGTTCCTCAATGTAGTCAGTAATTGCATGCACTAGGTCCGGTTGTTTAGTTGCAAAATCTAACTCCAAGCCTATCGTATTAGCATAATCAACTAAATCTTGTTTCTTCATCTTCTCAAGTTCTTTTACTGAAAGATATCCATCACCATCTTGATAGCCATTGTTGTTATCCTGTCCATTATGATTAGCTTCATCTAGATTTTCAGCTACTTTTAATACTATTAATCTTTTTGCATCCTCTTCTGAAACCTCAAATTCTTGGCCATTAACATATGTAACAATTTCTCCATTTTGGCGAATTGATATCTTTGCTAAAGCTTTAATAATCATCTCTGTTCCCTCCCCTACTTAACAACTGCAACATACCAACCATCTACATCATATGGACGTGGTACTGGTCTAGAAGTCATCCTAAGCATCTTTCGTTCATTCTCATTATCAACCCAGAACTTAGGAACCATTTCGTAATCATATGTCACAAAATCCTCCCCTTCTATTTGTGATACCGCACTATATTCTATAGACCCTACTACTTCTGGTAATAATAATACATGACCTTCTGGAAGCATTGGTTGTTCTTCACCATCATCATCAACAAACCATTCATCATAGCAATACACATCTAAATCTAACTCTATAATACGTCCTAAGAACGTAAGAGCTGGATCAATTACTCTAGGTGTAATATCAGCTGTTTTTAAGTTCAAGATGTTTAATTCTTTTTGAACTCCACTGTTTTGTTTAAATAACTGATAAACATCTGAAGCCATTAAAAGTACTCTTGGAGCCTTCCCTGTCTTTTTAATAACTGCTCTTCTCCATCTAGTTAAGTCTTCTAAGATTTTAGCTGTTGATGTGTTCCACTTAGCCTCACCTGACAAGGTTTCTTTATTATCAAATTGATAATCGATTTGAATATCTAAGCCTTCATCTTCATCTTGGATGTCAATCTTACCATTTAAGATGATTTCTCTACACATCCATTCTTTTCTTCTCAATATGTACTCTTCGAGTTCGCTAAGATCACTGGCTAAGATTTCCCTGCTACGCTGAGCTGGTGTTTTACCACTATAAATATTCTCCCCTAGTGTTTTTTGAGAGATATCATCTGCAGTAGTCATTCTTTCTGGTGCAATTTTAGGAGCCTTAATTAGTTTGCTAGAATATCCTGCTCTAGTAATTAGCTTTCCACCTTTTCTCTTTGAAACAAATGGGGCCATAAGTCTTTTGCCTTTTTTAGTTTCAATTTCTAATAGTTCTTCAATATGAACCTGTGAATTTGGGAAAAAACCAGTAAAGAAACTTCTCATGGGTTTTCTTAAATCTAAAGCTTGTAACATTGCTCTTGTAGTAATTGTCATATTCTTATCCCTCCATTACAGCATCAGTAAAGATGCCTAATTCTCTAAGTTGTGTTTCAAAGTCTGATAGACTAGTTCCCTCTGCAAAAACTAATCTGGCAGCATTAAAGTCTCCTGTAAGATAAACTTCTGTAATAACATAATCAGTGGCTTCTACGCCTGTAGTAATAGTATCAGTTAAGATTCCATAGACCGTATCTCCTGCTTTTGCTTTATCGCATAGATTTCCTTTTTTATTAGTATCTAGTGAAATAACACTTCCCCTCTCTAGAGTTCCTTGCGCACCATTCAGGCTAATACCTTTTGTCTTTGTAGGAATCTTTGTGCTTGCAAATAATCCATCATAAACACATGCTTCTCCATCTTTAACGTAATTCATTATCTTACCCTCCTTGAATCCTTATTCATTGCTGCTGCTAGTGCATTAGCCTCCTCTGCTTCTGACTCTTCTTTTGATAATTCTGCTTCAGTATCAACCTTTTCTACATTAGATGAAGTTGAATCAGATTTAAGATTGTCAAGGAATTGCTGGCCTTTTTTAGCAGCATCTTGCGCAGCTACAAATGCTAGCTCTTTTGCATCAATTGGATTATTATACTTTGCATCCTCTATTAAATTTTTAGGGATACTTGCAGCTATTGATTCAATAGCTTGAATACGTGAGCGTTCTTCATTAGCCCCTTGCTCTTTTGCCTCATTAGTGATCTGATTAAATAACTCTGGATGCTTTTCTTTAAACTCATTTACAGTCATTTTCTGTACTCCTTTCTCATTTTCATCTATGTCTAACGTAGCCACCGGCACGTATTGACCATTAAACCCTTTCATAAACTTTTCTTTAAATGCATCTACATTACCACATTTAATAAGTTCATTTACTATATCAGTATTTGGAACTATGAATCCTTCATGTAATGCTGCTACAGGTTGTAATTGAACAGTACTATCTAACTGTCCATCTTCAACGAACATGATTTTATCCACTAGCTTTAGTTCTAATGCTTGTTGTGGGGTTAGCCATGTTTCAGCATCCATTAAGCTTTTAATCTCCTCTGCTGATTTCCCTGTTTTAAGAACATAAGCATTTACTAAAGTTCTGTCAGTAACTTGTAACATCTGGCTTGTATCATCCATGCTTCGATAGTTGCCTTCATTTCCTGTTGATGCACAATGTATCATCATTTCACCAGTGGGACTAATCAAACATTCTGCTGCCATTGCAACAATGCTTGCAGCACTAGCAGCTAATCCTACGATTTTATTTAATACCTTACCCTTATAATCTTTTATGGCTGTATAAATCTCACTACCTACATATGTAGAACCACCGTATGAATTAATATGAACCTCAACGTCTTCGCCATTTGCTTGCTGTAGTGCTTTAGTTACCATTGCTGCTGTTGTATATGGGTATCCCATCCATGCATATGCCCATTCATACTCTTGTGGGATAATGAACCCCTTTACATTAATAATTCTTGGCATCTTTACTCACCTTCCTTTGTCTTAATGGCTTTCATTTTTTCATTTTCTATAATTAACTGTTCAATATTTCTATCAAAATCACCTCCATTTATCTCTATAGTCTCTCTTTCACGTGTTGAAAATCCATTTTCTACTCGCTTAGTTGCTGCATCAACTTCCTTGACTGGATCTAGTTGCCCAGGAGCTGGCCCATTCCAATCTGCTCTTGAATAAGCTTTTCTAATTGATGGGTCATTAAAAAAGCCAGGGGCATCAATTCTCCCTCTAGCAACAGCTTCGCAGAGCCATATCTCATAGACTGGCTGGCAGAAATCATTTGCAAACCAAGTTCTGCGCATTTTAAAAGCCTTCCACGCTTCTAGTAATGCAGCACGACTGGCTGAATAACTAGCAGTGAAAGACTTTGTTAATAGTTCATATGGTATTTCAAGAGCAGCTCCGATATATTTTGTCATTGAAGATACAAAACCATCAAAATTTACATTTGGTCTTTTCGCATCTGCAATCTCTATACTCTCACCTTCTCTTAAAATATTTACCATCCCTGGCCCTAGTTTATAATCAGGCGAATCAATAGATGTTTCATTTTCAGTTACTCCAGAAAAATCATTAGCCGAATCATCTGGCGAATCCGTCTTAACAAATACAGTAAAAAAAGCATTTATAACAGCTGCCATCAGTTCAGCTTCTGTATATCTCGTTAATTGCTTTAAACTCTCTACAACTGTTGCTAAATAGGGAACACCCCTATATTGATCTGGGCGCTCTGCCTCCATAATTTGGAGTACATTAGGAAGTCCTGTCTCAGCTCCAAATGCTTCTACTCTTTCCCATTTTTTATTTAGCTCTAGCACAGAATTAGGATATGAATTACAAACATGATACGCTACTACCGAACCCTCTTTGTCAATTTCAACACCACTATATATCCTATTTCCATTTTCAAGTTTGTACCTTAAATTTACATAGTCACCATTTGAATTTGGAGTAGATACTCTATCACCTTCAATTAAATGAATTCTAAGACCGTATGGCATATATGGGGTAGTATTTGTATGTTTTACAAGTGCAAACCCATCCCCATTTATTAACCATGACATAATAGCAATTTGTTGTAGTTCATAGAAATCATTTAATCCTAAGTTGTCACACCTTTTAGACTCTGCCCACAAATTAAACTCTCTTTCTATTTGCTTTTCTAATTCATCTGCTTCTTGATGAGATATTCCGAGCGCCTTGAAATCTATTCTGCTTTTGAGCCTAAGCCCTGCGCCTACAACATTTGTCCTATTGGTTTTTATTGCGCTAGCTGCTAACGGAGAAGTCATAAACAGACTTTTAGTACGTTGCCTAAGAATGTTTAAATTAAGGTCTATATCTTCCTGCGGACTTAAACTTTCTGCATTCCAGCCTTTCATAGAATTTTTTCTTTGGCTGGCACCACCTTCATCATACCCACTATTCTGTATGCTTCTTACCATATCCAGTCTCATTCTTGCTGCTTCACGTTTTAACCCAAGACTCGGACTAATAAATTCACATATCTTGTCTAATGCATTCACAAACTTACACCTCCTATACATCCATTGGTATGATTCGTCTTACTTTCTTTGTCTTGTTTTCTAATTGTGCCACCTGTGCCTCTAATTCTTTAATTGCATTTCTTACCTCAGCTAAATTGGCACGAGTAAAAGATCTACTACCAATCGAATACGATTGATTTGTAAGAATGGCCATCTCTGCCTGATAATATGCTTCTAAACGTTGTTTGGCTAACTCTAAACGTGTGCTCATTATACTTCAACTCCTCTACTTACTACTCCACTTGGCCTACTTCTTTTGCTCTTTGGTTGACTCTTCATGTAATTTATTCCCTTTAACACCTTTACCTCTAAAGAATCCCAATTAGGATTTATAATATCCACTGCTGCTGTTGCATAATTTCTGAGGTCTAAAGGCTCATTTCTTGTACCAGACTTCTTAACCCACTCTAATTTTGGTCTACCTTTTACAAATCTGATTAACCTTTGTTCTGAATTAATGCCTTTCATATAAACTTCATCATATCCACGTTCTATATTTTTAGGGAAGTGACAGTATCCAGGCCCTACTTCTTTGGTTTTTAGCCTTGCCATTATGAGCTCTTTGCCCTGATCTACTCCAAGCATAAATATTCTTACACCTGTTTTTGTATTTGTTGTTTGTTTATATACAAGTGGGATACCTATCCCCCCTTGACCTTTTATTCCATAAATACGCTTATGTTTTCGTTCCATTCTTTTAATAAATGCATACGCTTTATCAGTAAAATGGCCACCTGTATCTATACAAGTGGCTGCAATTAATAAACTTCTACCATCCTCAAAGAAGAATTCTGTATCTAAGTATTCTTCAAGTTCTTTCCAAACTTCATCTTTATCTAAATCGCCTTTTATTTTTTTGTATTGAACTCCCCAGCTTTCATATCCTCTTCCCCAAGCTACAACCTCAATTTCAAACCTATCATCTTGGACGTCTACACCAGCTGTAATTAATATAGCTCCATCTTTAAGATCGGAAGAATAATATTCTCTTCTCTTTAATAACTCTTCATCTTCAACTTGATCACCATCTGCTCTATCTTCCCATACTTCACCTAAAGAAGTATTTATGAAAGCTTTTAACTGCTCTATGCTTCCAGTTTCTTTTTTCTTTTTCATAGCTTTTTTAAATGATGCTATTATTTCACTCCAACTTTTCCATGGTGAGGCAAGTTCATTTAAATGAAATCCCCTAATTTTATTGTCATTAAATTCATGAATCCACTTACCATCCTGCTCTTTCCATTCACTTTCAGAGAAATATTCATCACAATGCATACATTGCATGTTTGCATCTTCAAACCTTAACCTTCTAAATTCCAAAGGATTATATCTGCCACAACAAGGACATCTTAAATTCCATACTCCTTTTGAACTTGCCTCATATTCCTGATCAATCCTAGAAATACCCTTGATTGTAGGGGTAGAAACCTTAATTATTTTACGGTTCCAGAATGTATTTGTACGCTTCTCACCTAAATCTACAGGATCTCCATCTACACCTGCAGAAGCTGGATAACGATCAACCTCATCAAATAGCACAACCCTTATAGGTTTAGCCGATAATCCAACGGGCGAATTAGCTCCTACTATTGATAAAATACCGCCTGGAAACTTCTTTTTTAGTATAGTATTTTCACTATCTCTACTCTTAGATGGCTTAATCTTATCTCTTATACATGGTGTATCTCTTATCATGTTAGCAAGCCTATCTTTACTAAAGTCCTCAGCTGCTGTTTCAGTAGGTTGTACAACTAACATAGGACTAGGCTCATGGTCTACAATATATCCAATGGTATTCAAAACAATTTCCGTTTTACCAACTTGACTTGAGCTTTTAACAACAATGTTCTGGTACCTGTCATCACTAATAGAATCCATGATTTCTCTCTGATAAGGAGCTCTGTCAGTATTCCACCTACCCTGCTCAGCCGAAGCCTCTGCTGATAACCTTCTGTTTTCATCTGCCCACTCACTTAGCTTAAGATTGGGTGGCGGCTCTAGTACTTTTATAGTATTTTTAAATATCTCTAATGTATTTTTACGTATGATTTTCTTCTTTTTCATAATTATCTACTTCACCTTCATCATACTCAATGTACTCCTCACCATAAAAATCATATGGATTATAATCTTTAAGTTCCATGAGCACCTCAAGAATTTCTCTCGTTAGTACCTCTCTAACTGTTGTTGCTTCTGATTTATTTAGCAGTAATGGTGCTAATTTTGATGGTAGTGACATCATTTTTGACCTAAAAGAAGCCAGCATATCAGTCATTACTTCCTCAACATCTTCTGATTTATGTACTTCTCCTCTCATCAATGCTAATTTAATCTCCGATTGCTGTCTTTTTATTCTCTCGTGAATGGCCTTTTCTGTTTCTAGGTCTAAATTATTATTTCCTCCTGATGCTGCAATATCATTTTCCATCTTCAACATATTAATATACGTTTTTATACTGTCTGGTAAAAGATATCTACCTTTTGATACCCTCCTAAATATTCCTTCTTCAGCTAACTGCCTAACTCTTCTATCAGTGACACTTAATAATTCACCTAAGACTGTTGCTGATACTGTTAGACCTTCAATCGAGCCAGTTTTTTCAGTTATTTTTGACAATCTCAACCACCACCAATCCCTTGATATTACTTATATTTTTATGCTTTGTTAATTTATTATCATATTTTTACTTCTTAGGAAACGGTAATTTTAAACTAAAAATTTCTAGAACTAAAGAATTCCCGGGGTCATGGTACCCGCAATCCATTTTTTAAGTCTGAAAGTACCTATGACTATCAAAGGGTTCATTGTCATTCATCTATGACTTTGTCCCCTTCAAAATATGAGAGTTATCTTTTATATCTTTCTCATTTGTCTGATACCTCTCTATCCTTTGAGTCATCTATCTTTAATGATTATTTTATTTCTATTATGATATATATGTTCCATAACAAATCATCTGATATTCTTCGTCCTGCTGCTACCGTTTAAATTTCTTTAATGGATCAACCATATCTTTTACTAAGTTGTCGTTAACCTCTTGCGTTAAACCTATATATTGACTTGTTGTTACTGGTGACTTATGCCCCGCAAAATGTTGTACCTCTTCTATTCTTTCACTTTCTTTATAGACGTTATAGAAGCAAGTCTTCCTTATTGCATGAAATCCAAAGTCCTTTATATTTAATATCTCTCCAACCTTTTTCATTCTTCTATTAAGTTGAGGATATGACATAGGTGTATTCCTTCCCCTTGAACTTGGGAACAATACTTGCCATGTTTTCATATCTTTTGTGTACTCATCTATTTCTTTTCTTAATGTCGGATGTATCAATACTTTTCGTGGAGGCTTAGGTTTTTTAGGCCTAATATCTTTTTCATATGCCTGCCTTTCATACTTGTCTTTTAGATACTTTGTTTTATTTTCAGTTATCTCCAAGTACTCTTGCATAACATCTCTTTTCTTTAGACACCTCAAATCTCCAACTCTATATCCTGTATATCTAATAAGTATGACAAGAATATATAGCATCTTATCTGTATCATATAGATAATCATACAATGTGAGTTCCTGATCTAAATCTTTAATTGGCTGTGTTGTTTTCCCCAAGTCTCCACCTCCTTGCTTAATAGTTTGTAATAATCAGTTCGTTATACTCTTTTCTTGCCGATTTCTCTTTAGATACCGAATATGAGACTTTAACTTCTTCTATGTTGAAACCTTTATACCACTCTCTTACTTCTGGGTGATCATTTATAGTTACTAAAAATTTGCCATTGATACTTGATAGTGTATCGCGTAACACTAGATGCTCATCATGTCCAAATGTATTGCCATAACCTGCTGTTTCGTAATAAGGTGGATCACAAAAGAAAAAGCTATGACTTCTATCATATCTGTGTATGATATCATTAAAGCTCTTGTTTTCTACATAAGTATTCCTTAACCTTTCTTTTATATCACCTAACACACCTTTATAAAATATTTGTGGTGAAGGCTTTGTATTTGTTCCATATCCATAAGTCACACCCCTACTGGCGAAACTTTGTGAGATAAGGTATAAAAAACGCACTGCACGTTGAATCTCTGTTAAGTATTCAACCGTACAGTGCTTATATTCCTCAAACATATCTCTTCCTGAAAACTCATACTCTAGCATTCTTTCTATCTCTGGTGCATGATATTTAATCATCTTAAACATATTAATTAATTCTTTATCTACATCATTAATAACTTCTACCTTGCTTGGTTCTTTACCAAAGAATACCCATCCTGCCCCAAAGAAAGGTTCTAAATAGCAAGTATGTTCTGGTATTCTTTCTATTATTGTCTTCCTCAATTTTGACTTTCCGCCCATTCTTGATATAGGTGGTTTTAACATGTGTAATCAGCTCCTTAAACAGTTTTAGGGTCAAGTCTATGTACACACCTGTTTAATAACTTTTACAATGCAAAAAGCCAATAGTTTTTACACTATCGGCTTTTTTATTAGGAGGCTTTATTCATTCTTTGGACAATATAATTATAACTTATTAAATGCCAAAAACTTCCCCTTTTATTTTTCTGCTACTATTTTTCCACTCCCTAAATCAAACCATAATCAATCCCTTTTCGGCAGCCTTTAATGCTGCATAAGTTATAATATCGTTTCTTTTATCATAGTAACATGATTTTTCCATTGCAAGTATCCTTAGTATCTTTGGCAATTTATACTGGTCTTTATATGTCAAATTAAAAACACCTTGGTATTCTGTCCCTTCGAACCTTTCTATTACGCTTTCTACTACATTTAGCCAGCACTCTTTCTCCTCATTTCTCTTGTCTATTAACTCTAATGCGCTGTTCTCCGTCTTGCTACTAATCGCATTCCCTTTACTTCCATCAACAAAACCAGCCTGAACCCCATATATAATATCCTCATTGATTAGCTCTAATTGCTCATACTCCTGCTCATAGTTATAAAAATAATATTCGATTCTTTTAATTATGTCCTTTTCTAATATCATATGCTTGTCCTCCCTTGTTAAACACACGCAAAAACCCTTATGTACCATACTAAGGGCATAAGGGCTTTTATCTCTATTCAACTACTTCTTTCTATACTTTGCAAAAATGTCATTTGCATTACTCTTAGATTGCTTGTTTGATGCTGATGAACTGCTTGATAGAAAATCTATTTCTTCATTTAACTTATTTACGCTTGTTGCCTTTAGGTTTTTCTTTATATCCTCCTGACTTTCTTTTACTTTCTCCTTTATATCCTGTAGCCTTGTAAATGGTAGGCTTAATCCTGCTAATACGCATAAAGTATATTCACTATGATGTCCTTGAAAAACATCTAAGTAATTCCCTACTTCTTTTTTTATATCAGTTATTTCTAATGGCTTTGCTAAAAGTAATCCTATGTATTTTATAACCTTGTCTGCTTCAATTGGTGCATAGATGTTTTTCTTGAAGCTCTCTACCAGCTTTGCTGCTGTACTTTCTGCTTTTTCCACTTTATTAATTGTTAACATTCCTCTTGTTTCAATTAGCTCTTTCATTTCGGCTTTATCAATATTCCCTCTTACATCTGTATGAGTTGGCATATCCATCATTTCTTCAAAAGCTTTTACAAACTCTTGATTAATAATCATCTTATTCTTAAATGAATTATTATCTAGAACAATAGTACTTGCCATCTCAATGTCTGCTAGTTCTCTAAAGCACTCATATGAATTAATATGTGTTTTAAATGGTTCATTCTCTCCTGGTATAATCGTAATGGCTCCAACTTTCTTATCCATATGTTGCACTAACAGATCTATAAGCATAGGAGAAGCTCCTGACCCAGTTCCCCCACCACTGCTAAATATGACATATATGAATTCTTCTGGTACCTTACTACTTATTTCACTTGCTAGTTGTTTAAAATCTTCAACCACTAACTCCTTTGCTTTGTTTCTATCTTTATTACATCCTTCTCCACCTTTAATGTGGTACTTATACTTCACTTTAGTTAAAGTATCTAGGTCTTCTGTTTATGTGTTTAAAAATAATACGTTCCAACCATTTTTCTCAAGTGCACTTCCAATGTTTCCGCCTGCTTGTCCAACTGCTATAAATCCTACCCTCTTTTTCATTTGAGTACCTCCATTAATTTATTCACACCTAAATCTGTTATGAAATAAGTATGTTCTCTACCTTCTTTAAGTCCACAACTTACTAACTCTTTATTAACTAACTTACCTAGTCTCAAAAATAGATTTTGTGCACCTGTCTCAATCTGTCCTAGCATTACCTTTCGTGAAATAGCACTTATAGATGTACGTGCCTCACTTTCATTTAGTACATTTAGAATCATAAAGTCCAACTTGTCCATAAGCCTCAACCTTTTTATTCTTTTTTATTTTCTTTTTATCTTGCTTTAACTTCTTTTATAATGTTTTATTCTGTTTTATGATATTTTAAGTTGTTCAACTAATTCTATGTATGTAATAGTCTCTCTGTATCTTCCATTATCTAAAACAATATATGAACTATACATCCCTATTATCTTTTTCTTCTCAGGTACCTTTAATACTCTATCTTTAACAAGTCTCTCTGTAGCAACGCTTAATGTATCACCAACTTTAAGCTTTGACTTTAATTTTCTATACTTCATTTGATAGATGTCAAAGTCACTTAGCTCCTTACTGTCTTTTCTCATAGTCGCGCCTAACCACGCAGCTCTTTTGCTTGCTTCCTCTGTGGTTATACTTAAACGATTTGCTACAGCTATAGGTCCTATTCTTGTATAATACTTCTTTATGAAATCGTCCATTTCCTTTGTCCATACTGTTGTCATTAACCATCACTCCTCTTAGTGAATTGTCATTTCTTTGTTGATTTTTTGCTCACATCTTTCACAAAAGCAATCATAGTAGTATAGTTCTATAGCTTTTAACTTTCTGCCACATCTTCTACAACGTGCAAAGTTCTTTTTTCTAAGCTGATCTACTAACTTAAACAATCTATACCTCATTTATCTTCCTCCGTTTTCTCATTCAAATTTTATTAAGTAAGAGTTATTTCCTACATAAACTCTATTTGCTAAGCTATTTTGATGCCAAACATATTAAAAATTAATTCATCATCTTTTGGCTTAAGATAACTCTTTGTCATGTCTATCGACTTATGATGTACAAGTAACTGTGCTTCTTCCATGGTAAAAGCCCTTCCGATCTGCTTACATAAATAATGGGTTCCATTGGTAGTGTTTTCTAAGAATGTATGTCTAAAACTGTGAGGGGTGAAGTATGGAGTATTATGATCTAATTTCTTAAGTATCTTGTACATGTCTTTAACCCAACCTCTTAAAGTACTTGTATTTTTCACAGGTCCATACTTGCTTTGCCAAAATGCTTCTCCATTTTCCTTTACACTTAAGTGCAACTCTATGCTCTGTTGTGAATGCTCATGAATTAAAATATATTGTTTTTCTCCACCCTTGCATTCCACCTTTATGTACCCATTTTTAAGTGTATCTGTATTCTCCACCTGAAGTACTTCATTTATTCTTGCTCCTGTGTCATAAAATAGATCCAGCAAGCACAAATGTTGATACATTTTTTTATTAATCAAGTATCCTCTTAGTAAGTCAATCTGTTCTTGCTTTAAAAAAGTATTCTCTTTAACTGGTTTCTTCTCTAGACTCTTTACTTTAGCCGCTACATTTCTAACATAAGACTCATATAAATCGTCATCATCTTCTGCGTAATCCATCATTCTTCTAACTACGCATAGCAGCCTATTAACACGTGCATTGCTTACTTCTCTCTCATCTGTCATAAAGAATTTAAAGTCCTCAAAGTTTCTTTTTTTAAATTCAAGAACATTCATGTTATTGTTATATAGTAGATTCCAAATAAGAAAAAACCTCAAATCATATGTGTACTCTGAACATGTATTAGGTCTTCTCCTATCTATCCTAGTACTTCGTAAATATAACTGCATTAACTCCTTGTTTACTGCATTAACTTTTTCCCAACGTTCCTGTGAATATAAGTCTGTACTCATATTAATCAGCTCCTTTTAGAAAAATAACGTATAAACAATTAATATAATGATGTTGTCATTTAAAAGTTATAATTAAGCTTTAAATCTGTATAGCTTTAAAAATCAGATTTTATTCACCTATTTCTATCTCAACCTTGCCTGTTCCATTCATTCTTACCGTAGCTGTTGAAGTTGGGTTATCATCTGCTACTGGCCCTATTGATTTATTCATAATGTCAGCTAATTCAACGATTGCTTTTACGTTGTCATAATCAGCTTGTGTTAATAAATTACTCCCACATTTAGGACATGGCTTGTTTAACCAATTAGAATAATCCTTAAGTTCCACTGACTGATCCATATAATCACATGTTGGGTTATCACACTTTATTCCACCTATTGCAAACTGTATTGCATCTTTCATACTTATTCCTCCTCGGTGTTTAAATCATAATAAATTCCCATACAGCCAAGTTCATCCAGCATTTCCTCTCTCATAACAGCTACTGCCTGTGTAGCATGTTCTCCTCTAGCTCCACAATATGGACAACCTATGTGTTTACAACTACCAGATAAATCTGCCCCTACAATAAATTCAAGTCCACATTCTGTGCATTCATATTTAACTAACCCATCCTGATAATAGTTTTCTCTGATTAATTTACTCAACTTTATCCCTCCAAACTTATATTTTATTAACTAAACATTCTAATGCTTCACATTCAGTTTTAAATAATGGTTGCTCACATTCTAAATTGAATGTTATACTTACTCGCTTTTTCTTATATTTATATGGTTTATTCGCTACGAAGCAATATATAAGTATACATCCACCTGTGATATGAAACTCTCTTACATTTACTTCTACCACTTCTTGTATTTCATTATCAGCATAGTAAAGTGTTTCTCCTAGCTCTATAGGTAGGACTAAGTCTCTTCTATCTATCTTCATTTTCTCTCACTCCAAACTCTGATTTTAATTAGTTAATACATTATCTAGTGTTTCAACATAAAGTTGGTCTTCCTCATATCCATGCAACACCCCTATAATCTCATAGAAAGATGTTCCATATGCTACATATTCACTAATCATAGGTAATCTTGAAAATCTTTCATTCTCAATTATTGCTATAGTTTTTTTTGTTTTTTCATCTACAATTCTTATTTTCTTATTCATTTAAACGCACCCTTTCAAATTCTTATTTTGATGTACTTTCCTATAAACTTGATTACTTTTACAAAAAACTACATTTATTAAATATAATTTTTGTAATATTATAAATATAATAATTATTATTAAATGGAGGTGTAGCAATGAATCTAGATATTTTTAGAAAATATGAATTTCTTTTTCTGTATGCTGTATTTATAGCTGCCCTATATGTTACTTGTAAAATACTATATATTTAATCCATTACTCTCCACCATGCCCCTATATCTAGGGGCTTATTTTATTTAAAAGCATCTCACCTTTTAACGCATAAACTTTATATTTAGGTATATATTAATAATGTAACGATTATACTTATGCCAACAGACATTTATTCAATCTCTAACTAAGTTTCCAGGCCCCTTATTGGGGCCATTAGTATTTAAAAATTCATTTTGTTAATATAGCTTTAACTGCTCTGGATAAGGCTTGTAGTTTATTCCCATGTAGTCCATTACTTCGCCCAATCCTAACTTATTAATACAATAGTCATAAATCTTCGGATGATTCTTAGCCATTCTTGTAAATCTGTTATCCCATGGTGGCTCAAATTGAATACCGTATAAGCAAAACATGCATCCAGTCCTATCCTCTCCACTTGTAAAACATTTGCCCCCATTAGGGCACTCTATATCTCCATATTCTTCTGCATAATCTATATTGTTTGTCTTAACATATGTTAGTATGTCCTGGTCTGTCCAAAATGCCATAGGAACACATTTAGGATGTTCTAAGCTATGCATCTTGCAACCATGCTTTACATATAGATCACGTCTATTTCTGCTTTCTCCTACCATTTCTGCTGTTATGGGCTTTAAACCTGTCTCTTTATCAAACTTATGAAAAGGTTTCTTCTTGATCACGTCACAACATTTATTACTTACTTCAAAAGGAGCATCTAAAAGTATTTTCCACCTTTCACTAAGCTTGCCTGCTGTTCCTTTTTCATCTCCATGAAGTAACTTATTTCTGTATTTGTCAGTTAAATTGTTATGCCTTAGTTTGTATACTGCTAAAGACTGTGCCTTGCTTACTACTGGATAACCATACTTTTCTAGTACTTGCTTAAAAGACATATCAGGCTTTAAAGTTATTGTTGCATACTTTAATCCCATCATTCTTACACTTGGGTACTCTAATCCTGTATCCACAAATACTATAGGCATAGGGCTCATTTCTGATTTATTTTTATGGTATATATCAACTAGAACCCTTGAACCTAAACCACCACTATAACTTATGTACGCTCCATCATGTGACCAGCTAGCCATTGTTTCAACTGTATGTTGTATCTTCCAGGCTAAAGGCATCTTTAACCTTTGCTCTAAGATCTTATTGTTATCCATGCCCTCACTTCCTACCTAAACAAAAGTCAATTTTAAAACTCCTCGAAATAACTATCTAATGTATCTTTGTTAATCTTTATATAACCGTACTTATCTTTTTCTAACTGTCTCAGAAAAACTTCATCCCATGTTTCAATATAATCTTCAATAAACCATTCGCTACCTTTATCTACACTAAAGCTTTCATTCTCAATTTCAAATCCATCATCATCTACTAATTGAACTTGAAACCCTTCTGTACATCTATAATTCATACTCTCACCTTCTTAAAAGATTAATTTGTACTTCAATTTTCCTTTATCTTCCGCTTGTCTCCTAATTAACTTCCATATATACTTGTCTAGGGATAGAGTTTCGAGTATATTTTTATCAAAAAGGCCTAGTATTTTCTAGTGCCTTTTTGTGCTACTATCAAAAAATTTTATCTGCATTTCTATTAATCAATAGTCTTTACATCCACCGGAATCCACATCTTAGGATTATAATTGAGAGTGTATTTGTATTTTGATACATTCTTTACGCCTAGCTGCTCTACTACATATGTAACATTATCACTTAGCCCTACGAAGTGTTTCTGATAATACCCATTTTCATCTTCTACAATAACTTCTAACTGATTGTCTGCTGCATCTGCTGTTATAGACATTTTCCCGGTCATTTGAAAAAGCACATCACCTTCAATACAATTAATTACTGTAAGCTGTCTAATCACATTAAAGTTATCAGCTTCTTGTGATAGGTTGTACGATACTCTTTGTGATTCTGTTTGGCACCCTACAAATACTGTTGCCATTATTAACATTGCTGCTACCACTACTATTATTTTTTTCATCTTATTTTCCTCCGTTTAAAAAAGTTATTTTATTATCCTTATTGCTTCAACCTTCCAGCCTATTTGCATTATGTATATTTTTCGCTTGCCTTCTTCTTGGAAATAGAATTCATAGCAAGGTTCCCAACCTTCGCTTTCATAGCAACTCCATCCACCACTTTTAGGATTGTAAAAACCTTCTTGTTGTAAACCACCTTTATACTTGCCAATTAGTGTAATTAGACCATCTAATGCTTTAATATCTATTTCTATGTTTGCGCCTGGTTCCACTGATTTAATAAGTTCAAACATTTCTTTATCAATCATTCCTCTTCCTCCTCGCAAGCATCTGGCCCTTCTCCGTATTCTTCAGCACAAGCCTTGCTGCTAGGATATAGAAACATACAAGGTCCTTCTGTAATGCTGCATTCCCATCCATGCCATTCATCCGTTTGCTTTGCACATCTACAACTCACGTTCATTCCCCCTATCAACAAAAAACACTTTGTTCTATGTATTGCTAATAACTGGCATTTCATATTTCTCTAATGCATACTTCATCCAAAACTCATACCAAATAAGTCTAGCGTAAAACCAGTCAAATCCTTGCTGTTTTTCATACGTTTCTCGTTCATTCCAACTCATGTCTTTATAGTTTTCTGGTTCTGTATATTCATATGGTATCTTTTGTTTGCATTCCGGATAATCTAATTCCCATTTTTCTTTTGCTGTAACTACTGCCTTTAAATGCCTTTTTTCAAGCGGTACGCAACCAGGATGATGCCTTAATATGCCATCCTCTTTATCATAAAACAGATTATAAAGCCCTGTTTCTCTACAAAAATTAGCCATTTGAGAATATCCAGGATGTCTCCCATTGCCTTGACCACTAATATCTCCATACCCGAAGTTAGGCGCTTCTTCATTTACTTCTCCTTCGGCTTCAACGCTTACATATGCGTCTCCTTCTTCATTGCTATATGAAATAATAGCTTTACCAATATAAATGCTATAGCTCACCTTTATACCTCCCTTAATAAAAATCAACTTTGTTAAAACAAACTCATCTGCTCTACTTCCTGTTTATGTACTACTTCAACCTTTTTTTGTATCACTTGTGCTATCCTTGTTACTGGCTCACTGGTTTTTATTACTTGACTGCTCTTCTTTGTCTTTTCTTCAATGGCTTTTGCCTCATAGAATGCTCTACATAGTTCTGAGCATGAAAGCTTTTTTACTACGCTCATATGCTCTATAACATCACGTGGCGCAATCTTTACACCTACTTGTGCAAATCCTTCTGTTACATATACCTTGTCAGCCTCTAATACCTTAAGTTTGTAATGTTCAAACTGCCTTTTATTTACCTGTTCCGTACTGTGACTCATCACCTCTAATACTATTTTCACATTGCATCATCCTCTATGCGTTAATCTATTCACTGTGCTTAGCTTGGCAATTTCAATGTCCTTGTGTTCATCTAGCTCTTTCTTGAATGTTTCTGTTATCGTTAGCACTGAGATGTTGTACTTATTGACTACTTTATTCATCCACTTTGCTAATTCAAATGCTTTTATATCTTCCATAATCTCTCCTGGCCCTATAGCAATGTTTTTCTTATGCGATGTACATCATCTTTTATCATCAACATATCTCTTCGCATCCCTGCTAAAATATTTTGCTCTCTTGCATTTACTTCGATGGTTTCAGCATTCTTGATGTCATGCTCTAATTCCTTTAGAGCTGCAGCTACTGTATTTATATCTATTTCTAGCTTGCCAAATTCTTGTAATAGCTTTCCTTTTGCCTCTTGGCGTAGCTGCTCTTTTGACTTGATCAATGCCTATCACCCCTTAGTAAAAACTTAATTGCCTTTCCCCCATGCAATCTGTTATCTCTCTGTATGAGGTGCTATCTATCTCTTTATCTATTTCTACATGCTTACAATACTTTGATGCATATACTAAAAGTGCTATTTCCTCTTTGGTATCATGTTTGTTCCATAGCTGTACTGTTTGCTTGATTTTCTCAAATATTGCTTGGTGCTCATTCTGTTCAATGTATGCCTTAACCAAGCTTATCCACTCGTCCTTGCCTAGCTTTACATCACTCTCCAAATGAAAAATCCATTTAGAATCAACTAGTTCTCTGCATATTACTGTTAAATTCATCCTGTCACCTCACTAAATCCCTAATCCTATTTAGTTTTACTTTAGCCTTTTCAATTCTGTATGCCCTTCCAGTTATCTCTATTGCTGGGCAAGCCTCTATGATCCGGTCATAAGTCCTAGCTATACCATCCGTTCCTGTTAGCTTATTCTTTAACTGGTCCATGGTAAGGTTAGTGGTAATAATCGTTGGTAGCTGTTGTCTAATCCTTGTATCAATGAGTGAGTAGATAATTTGCTTTTCTTTACCTGTCTTGCCCTCATGCTCTGCACCTAAATCATCTAATACCACTAGACTTGCATTCTTGAATTGATTGAGTATATCTGCCTCACCCTCTTCACCAGTTGAGTATGACTCATATACTTTGTTGATGATATTAATACTGCTAGTCGCTATCACTGGTACTCCCTGCTGAATTAATCGATTGGCTATGCAATAACTCAAATAGGACTTTCCTCGCCCTGGCTCCCCATGAAGGAGCATCCCGATATTCTCACGCTTCATACTTTGCCATTCATCACAATACCTTTGTCCTAGCTTGTACCAAATTTGATTATGTTCATCGGTTTCCCAATTTTCAAAGGTGCACTGTTCAAATGATGCATCCATCAACGAGTATCGCTTTAAGGATTCAAGCTTTCTCATCTTATCGCGCTTGGTAGCCTCTTCTTCTTTCTTGGCATAGGCTTCTGATTCACACTTGCATGCAATGGGTACCTTCTTGCTGCTACCAAATAGCTTTACGATGTATTCCTTAGGTGCGCCACACTTACTGCAAATCTGACATTTTAAGTCCGAGTCCTTTGTATTCGTTTGACTCATCAGGTGCTTTGTTATCTCTCCTGCCTTGTCCATTCTTGTACGCCTCCCTCGCCTTGTTATATGCTTCTACTTGCTGCAATGTCTTAATGCCATCCCTCTCCCAATTAAGCAATGTCCGTTCAATGTATTTTAAGGTCTTTGCATTGTTCTTCCGAGATTCCTTCATGGCTGCTAAAACTAATTCATGTGATAATCTATTTACCCAATCAGTTAATACCTCTGCCTCATATGCTTGTAGCAAGTAGAAGTTGTTTTGGAAAAACTCAACAATGTCTTTCATGGATGATGATGAAGTCTCTGAAGAAATCTCTGAAGAAGTCTCTGTGAAATCTCTGGTATTGGTTGGGTCATTTTGACCTAATGCATTGGGCCATTTTGTCCCTTTGCATTGGGTCAATTTGTCCTCTTGCATTGGGTCATTTTGTCCTAATGCATTTTCCCGTTTGGGATATTGCATTGGGTCAATTTGTCTAGGTGTGTTTTCAGTAGGTGAACACTCTTCATGTGTAACTTCTTCCTCTTCTTCAACTACCTCTTCGTTGACAGTATGTTTATCTATGTATTCTTCTAGTTTTATGTAGTCGATTGTGTACCACTTGGTTCTATCCATACGCATTTTGTTATAGTTTCCCGTTTTAAAAATGCCCATTTCCTCTAAGTTGTTAAATATTCTCTTTAACGTTTTCTCTGCAAAGAATGGAAATCTTTTGCTCCATTCTTTCATAGAGTTATAGGTCCAATAATAGCCATCATAATAATTTGTCTTTTTAGCCTTATTCACTTCTATCCAGTAATGCACCTGTTGTAATACTATGGCTTCATTCAGTCCTATTTGAGTTGCTAATATGGTATCCACCACTAAGGGGGATGTATCAAATAATATTTTGCTCACGCTTCATTCCCCCTATTAATTTTATGTAAGTTAGAGACATTTGTTCTGCCTCTAACTGTTTCCTGCAATCTTCCACTAACATTTTAAACAAGTCCAAGTTTTCAGCGTATGCTCTGTAGAGCTCCGGGAAACTTCTAATCTTACGTTTAGCATATACAATAGCCTCATCCATTATTTTGCCCCCTCTAAATTCTTATTCTTACCTTTACCCTGTTTTTCTTTAACTCTGCAAAGGAGGGATTACCACATCCCACGAAGTAATACTCCTCATCATATTCAGCTCTACCCCTATGCCATTTGCCCCAAATAAAGATTTCAATAGCCTGCCCACAAGTAAATTCATGTTTGCCTAGTACATAACGACCTTCTGTATAAGGTGATTCTTTAATATAACCCTCTTTGGTTTCTTTCTTACAGTATTCAATCGCATCTTGCGCATGTTCTAGTGCATCATTCAGCTTATAAAGTGCGTTATAAATATGCTCTTCTTCCATTGTGTGAACATACTCACCACGAGGTAAGCTCTCTATCGTATGCGTTACTTTATCGCATAGATTTTTAATCTCCTGATAATGTTGTACATAAAGCTTGTCCATCATTTTAAACCACTCCTTCTGCATTTAATTTGTTCACTCTATCTTCATGTGCTTCTAATGCAAGCTGGTGATTAACTAATGATCTACTGTCTTCTTTATTTATATCTAGTTCAATCTGAGTTTTAAGTATTCTAATCTTACGTTCTACCGTTTCTCTGTTTCCTGTTACAATTACACTCATTCCCATGTTGTCCCTCCAATTAATAAAAATAAAGGCATAAAATCACACATGCTATAGGTGGCATTACTGTAACCATACACCCTAAAACTTCATTAATTACTTCATCAGTTACTGCATCAAATATTCTTTTCAATTTAATTATCCCCTTTGACTAAATTACATCCGAGTGATATAATTTAGTTATCAATTTAGTTTTTAGTAACATGCTCTTACAAGGTTGCCGCCTTGTGAGGGCTTTTGTTTTTTTGTACTGAAATTTCTTATCCTAAGTGGTATTAGTACACTTAGTAATTCTGATATTTCTTTCTGAATTACATCTTCCCATTGAGGCTTTTCATCTTCATCTATCAGGTTGTCTCGTGCCATAGCTAGAATTTCCCTTCGGATGGCAGATACATCTTCAAATTCATTCTGAAAGTTAAGTGCTAAGTTATCTAACTCAGCTAATAACACGTTAGGTAGTAGCATTTCACCTATCTTTGTACATTCCTTCAGGTACATATAACCTATAAATGGTTCATCATATACAGCTACCATCCTAACCACAATGTCCTCCCCTGGAACCTTTATCCCATTTTCAAACTTGCTTAATGTTGAAGCATCAGATATTCCTAGTAACTCACATGCTTCCTGTTGGCTGAGTCTGTGTTCTTTTCTAGCCTTTACGATTAATCTCGTAAATTCTTTTGTTCTCATATTTTTTCTCCTTTCGTGTATTTTCTGGCCAAATTATGCACTAAACTTGGCCCGCGCGTCCATTGTTTTCCATTTATTGGTATATTATAATCAGATTATCTTATGTAGCTACGCCTCCAATAGCTACTCACTGATTACACTCATGCTGAATTAGAGGTTTGAAGCCTTTGCTTTAAATTGTGAATAATTGTTTCAACTTCCTCATATGTAAGGTCTTTTAAATATTTATCAAATAATATTCTTGATAAAGCATTTGATAAACCCTCACTAAGTTCATCTGGTGTATATGCACATATGATATTAATCTGCCTTTTCTTCATGGGCCTCACTCCTTTATATCAATTTATGACGGTTAAGGTTTGTCCTATGCGATATCACTTTTACATATAGTAAAAGTTACAGGTAAAAAAATTTCATTTAAATTGACGTCGAATAATTTAGAAATATTTTCCGCTATTCTTAACGGGATATTCCTTGTTCCATTTTCATAGGTATTATACGTAGATATAGATATTTCAAGCTTTTCTGCTACTTGCTTCTGCGTCATACCTTTAGATATGCGTAAATCATATAATGTTAATGTTGATTTTTTACTATTAATAAAAACACCCCCTTACTTTTACTAAATGTAAAACCTTATGATTTGATTATAGTTTTACACTTAGTAAAAGTCAATACTGTATTTTACTTTTTGTAAAAACATATTTTTTTGTTTTCTTTTATTGGTATACTAATAGTAATTTACACTTTGTAAAAAGGAGGACTATTATGGAAGAAAATATACTGGGTAAACGAATAAAACAACTACGAACAGATAATAATCTTAGCCAACTAGAGCTTTCAAAAAAACTTAATATTTCCAACTCTACTTTGTCCCAGTATGAAGCAGGAAATAGAACTCCAAGTGATGATATTAAACTAAAGATAGCCTCTTTATTCAATGTGTCTATCGATTATTTGTTAGGCCATAGTTCAGCTAAGACTAATTTTTCATCTAGTAAAAATAATTTACCAGATATGCAACTCACAAAAAAGGATGAACGGGATATTGCTAAAGATATAGCATCAATAATGAACAAAATAAAAGCTGGTGAAGATGGACCGATTTATTATAATGGTGAAGAAATGGATCAAGATGATGCCGACCTGTTTGAACAAGCTTTAGAATTTGCTCTAAGAAGTATAAAAATAGAAAACAAAGAAAAATATACACCGAAGAAATATCGAAAATAATTTTATTAGGGGGAGATACTAATGGATTTTTTAGATTTAATTACTACGGATAGTGAACAGAAAAAGAGATTTGATAAAGCTTGCTCAGCCGATGTTACACCCACTCGTATAGATATTGATTCACAAACTGGTGAATTTAAAGGGTCTGGCAAAACCCCTTATATTGCTACACTTAGAAATTGTTCATGTGGAGACTTTATTAGACGTAAGCACCCTTGTAAACATATCTATAGATTAGCAATAGAATTAGGCCTTATTAGCTGTGATTTTCAAGTTGGTAGGAATAAGAACTCATTAGAAAGTGACTTAAATAATCTTTTAAAAAACGCTCAATTATTAATATATAATCTTTGCTATCTAAATATTTACCATGGTGTAGAAAAATTCTTCTTGTGTAAAAATAAAGACTCTGAATCATTATTATATAAAGGATTCTGTATTGAGGATCTAACAAATTATGATGCTGCTATTAATGACTCTCCCATATCATTTATACATACTCAAATGGAATTATGTACAAACATAGCAAGTATGCCAAGCTTAAAATGTAGGAAAGCCACTGTTTCTAAATGGATTGATGAATTGAGCACACAAGAATTGCATGATCACTTTATTGTTCTTGAGTTTACAGATCAAACTAATGGATTTAAACATAAAATATACAGAAATTTAGGTAAGAAGTATTTTAATGCTACGGAAGAAGGTCACCAATAACATAAACTTATTTTTACTCAACTGTCTCTTGGAGGTGGGATATTAGTGCATCAACAAATAAGACAAAAGGTACTTAAATTAATTAAGAAATATAATACAAGCGATCCAGATAAACTAGCTGATTTCTTAAATATAAAGATTGTAGAATGGGATCTGGGAAATCAAGCTGGTTCTTATAGGTTGCTTAAACGAAAGAAAGTTATCTTTCTTAATTCGAAACTTAGTTTTCATCAAAGAAAAATTGTACTTGCACATGAATTAGGCCATGCTCTATTGCATCCAACTACAAATTGCTACTTTATTCAAAACAAGACACTATTATGTAGTTCAAAGATAGAGAAAGAAGCGAATATCTTTGCTTGTGAATTACTAATAAATGATGAATTGCTAGGTGAATACATAGGAAAATCAATAAATGAAATAGCTGCAGCTGAATACTTACCTGCAGAATTGTTAAAACTTAAACTTAATGGGCAAAAGCCTTTTTATTTTTAGCACACAAATCGAACATATATTCGATTTAAATATTAATTATGAATTTAAAGGGGGCAACATTATGAGTTATATAAATTTTGATGAAGTTAAAAAAATGTCTGATGAAGAAATTGATTCAGCATTAACTGAAAAGGACAGAAGGATTATTGATAAAGAAATGCGTGTTACTAGAGAAAAATATGATAAAGGAATACTTTTCTCTAATCAAGAATACCTTGTGTTAGATAAGGAGAGTGAGCGTCTACTATTTATTGCTCTTGAAAAAGTGACTAAAAAAGCACGAATGTTAAGTAAGGCCAAATTTACACCTAAAAAATATAGAAAGTAAATGAAAGGTATGTGATGTCCATGAATATAGCTATCTACTCACGAAAATCTAGATTCTCAACATCTGGTGATAGTATCGAAAATCAGGTTCAACTTTGTAAAGAATATGCTCAGCGCTATGATTACAAAGACACAAATTTTATTATCTATGAGGATGAGGGGTTTAGTGGTAAAAATACAAACCGTCCTAAATTCACAGAACTTATTAATGACATAAAGAATAAAAAAATTGATGTACTCATGTGCTATCGATTGGATCGTATAAGTCGTAATGTATCCGACTTCTCCTCTACTCTAGAATTATTGGAAGCTAATTCAGTGGCATTTGTAAGCATCAAGGAGCAATTTGATACCAGTACTCCAATGGGAAGGGCAATGATCTATATTGCGAGTGTATTCGCCCAGCTAGAGAGGGAAACAATTGCTGAACGTGTAAGAGATAATATGATTGAATTGGCTAAAAACGGATATTGGTTAGGCGGTACAACTCCTCTTGGATACATTAGTATTCCAGTTGACTACCTAGACAATGACATGACTGAAAGAAAAATGTATAAACTAGAAAAGAATGAACCTGAAATTGAAACTGTTAAATTAATCTACAAGAAATATATAGAACTTAAGTCATTGAATAAAGTTGAAACCTATTTAATGCAGCATAACTATAAAACACGTAAAAATGGATTTTATAGCTTATCATCACTTAAATTTATTCTTACTAATCCTGTGTATGTAAAAGCTAATAAAGATGTAATTGCTTACCTTAGTGAAACTGGAATGAATGTAAGTGGTGCACCAGATGGCAAACATGGAATCCTTATCTATAATAAAACCAAGACAGTATCAGGTAAAACAACTAAAGATGCCAGAGACATTACTGAGTGGGTAGCTGCAGTAAGCAGACACATCGGTATATTGGATCCTGAAATGTGGTTAGATGTTCAAAAAACACTGGCAGATAATAGGGATAGTTATCCTAATATGGGTAAAACGCATAATGCCCTACTTACTAGCATATTACGTTGTAAATGTGGTTCATTTATGAGGATTAACCATGGTCATATAAGTACAAAAACTGGTAATTGCACTTATTATTATTCTTGTGCTTTAAAAAAGCGTTCTAAAGGATCACAATGCGATAATGGTAATGTTAAAGTAAGTGACATTGATGAATCTGTGGTTAGTTACCTTGAAAACATAGGAATAAAAAAGGATACAATACTATATAATTTCATAGATTTTAACAAAGCTCAGCGAAAAGACATCACTAGAAGTAATAGAAAAGGTGAATTAATTACCTTAATCTCTTCCAAGCAAAACCAAATCACTAATTTAGTTAATAAGCTCTCTATGACTGATGATGATATCGCTAAAATACTACTAGCTAAAATAAAAACTTTGAAAGAAGAAATTGCAACAAGCGAATTAGAACTAAAAACTATACAAGAAGAAAATAAGGCACTAGATAACCAAGAAATAGAAATAGCAATGTTAGGTATTATGTTAGATAAATGTGCAGATATTAGAAATCTTGCTTTTGAAGAACAACAACAACTTATCCGTATGGTTCTTAAAAACATAGTATGGGATTCAGATACAGGATCATTGGCAATAGAGCCTGTTGAAAGTATTATTGAAGGCATAAAAAAAAAGCCCCATTAG